GAAATCGCCGCCGGATACCTCCAGCAAACCTCCAACTCGGAGCCCATGTCGTCGGAAGAGCTCGGCGAATTGGCCTCCGCCTGGGCAAATGCCCGCCGCGTTTCCGCCATCGGCGCACTCAACTCGGCCGTCGAATGGAAAGAGTTTTCCTCGGATCCGAGCAAACTGCAGCTCGTCGAGTCCCGCAAATACCAGGCGCTTGAGATGGCCCGCCTGCTGGATATCCCTGGCTATCTCCTCGGCATTGACCAGTCCGGCATGACCTACCAGAACGCTCAGCAGTCGCGTCAAGATCTGATCTTGTTCGGCGCTCGCCCGATCCTTCACGCGATCGAAGAACGCCTGTCAATGAACGATGTTTTGCCGAACGGAAGGCATTGTCAGTTTGACGTCGAGGAATACCTAGAAGAGTTCCTCGTTGAGTCGCCCGAAATCCAACGCGAAGCACCCGCCCCAGATCTTCCCCAAGACGAAATGGATCTTGAATGATCAAAATCACCGCACCCGTCGAGATCTTGGCCGCGGCCGAGGAGGACGAAGAGTACGCCCCGAAAATCTCGGGTGTTGCTGTCCCGTGGAACGTCACCGCGACCGTTTCGGGCGGCCAGCAAGTGCGTTTCCTGCCTGGCGCGTTTGACGTGAACCAGAAGGCCGCCAAACTCGTCGAGAACCATGACCTGACACAGCTTCGCGGCGTCGTCAACAAGTTGACTGACACCGCAGCCGGTCTTGAGTTTGAAGCAACGCTGGCCGACACGCGGGCCAGCCGCGACGCAGTCGCGCTCCTCAAGTCCGGCGCATACGACTCCGTGTCCGTTGGAGCCAACCCAACCAAATTCAAGTTCGACAAGCAAGGCGTCATGGTCATTTCCAAAGCGGATCTGATCGAGCTGTCGCTAGTCGCCGTGCCCGCGTTTTCTGACGCGGTCATCACAGAAATCGCCGCCTCGGCCGACCCAGAGGACGACGAAAACCACCCACAAGACACACCCCAGGAGGATCAAGTGTCCGAAGCAATCCAGGCCGAGGCCCCCGAGGCACCGGCAACCCACCCCGTTTCCCCGCTCGTCTACGCGACGGCCCGCAAGGAAGTACCGATGCCGACCGCAGTCGAGTACCTCGCCGCGGCAATCGCAGGCGGCTCCGCATGGCACCAGATGCGCGACGCGATCAAGGCCGCAGCGCCCGACGTTGTCACCACCGACACGCCCGGCATCCTGCCGACCCCGATTGTCGGGCCCGTGTACAACAACTTTGTCGGTCGTCGCCCTGTCGTTGACGCAATCGGCGTCAAGGCCATGCCTGGCGGCGGCAAGGTGTTCATCCGCCCCGAAGTGACCACGCACACCTCGATGGCCGCACAGAGCTCGGAAAACGCCGCGCTCCAGTCCGGCACGTTCGTCGTGTTCAACAACCAGGTCACCAAGCAGGCCTACGGCGGCTACGTCACCATCTCGGAGCAGGATCTTGACTGGACAGACCCGAACGTTCTGTCGCTCATCCTTGACGACATGGGCCGCATCTACGCCAACACGACCGACAACGTCGCAGCCGACAACCTCGCCTCGGGTGCAACGACCACGTCGAACTTCACCGCGACCTCGGCCAGCGACCCCGCCTACTGGGCATCGTGGATCGCAGCTTCAGCCGCGACGATCCTTTCGGCGTCGAACGGCAACCTGCCGACCCACCTCTTCCTCGCGCCTGGCATTTGGCAGGATCTGCTCGGCCTCAGCGATACCGCTGACCGCCCGCTTTTCCCGCAGATCGGCCCGATGAACGCGTTCGGACAGCTCACCCCTGGCTCGACCTCGGGCAACGCCTTCGGCCTTCAGGTCGTCGTTGACCGCAACTTCGCCAGCGGCACCCTGATCGTCGGCGACGCCTCCGGCTACGAAATCTTCGAGCAGCAGAAGGGCGCAATCTCGATCGACAACCCGTCGACGATCTCGCGCACCATCGCATGGCGCGGCTACTTCGCCACGCTCATGATCGACGCATCGAAGTTCGTCAAGGCAACGTTCGTCTGATCAACCGCTAGCCACCGAGGAGTCTGCACATGGCAACATTCACCGTCACGCACACGCAACGTGTCGATGGCTATGCCGTGCTGCAGACCCTTGAGGCGACCGAAATCGGCATCGGCCAAAGCGTCACAGTCACCGGCACCACAGGGTTCAACGGCACATTCACCGTGCTCGACGTACCCACCAGGTACTTCACCGGCATCGACGACGAAGGCGATTTCACGTTCGACGACGAAATCATCATCCTCAACCAGCTGCTCGTTGCGAACGCTGGCACGGATGTCGCCCGCGACGCGATGGCCGGAACGCTCACTTGGACAGAAACGTGCACATGGATCGTCGCCGCAGACGTTCTGTCGTGGCTCGGTATTTCCGTTGCTACCGCCAACGACACAACCTTCGTTGGGGTATGCACGGATGCCGCCAACGCTTGGGCCTACAAGGCGCGGAAAATGGGCGGCTACCAAGCCGAAAGCCTGTCGACCGCGCCAAGTAGCGCCGTCAAGCTCGGCACAACCATGTACGCCGCGGCCCTCTACCGCGAACGCGGAAGCGTCGACTCGTTTGCGTCGTTCCAAGACATGGGATCCCCAACGCCAGTCGGCTCAATGGGCCAAATCATGCGTCTGCTCGGCATCCGCCGCAGCCAGGTGGCCTGATGGCCGCGACAGGCATTTTCGCCGAATCCCGCACCGCGATCGTGAACGCGCTGACCGCGCTCGGCATCGCAACCGTCACCGATCCACGCAACGCTCGACCAATGACCGTTATGGTCAACCCGCCAACGTTTGACTCGTTCACATACAACGTGGGCGACATCCGTTTTGAGCTGCTGATCCTCGCCGCGCCACCAGGTAACCAAGACGCCGAGGACTATCTAATAACGACCGCTGACACAATCATGGCTTCCACGACCCTTGCCGTAACCAACGGCAGGCCGATCGCTGTGACAGTCGGCGACCAACAAATACCCGCATATTCTTTGACAGTCGCAATCGCGGCAAGGAGAAACTAGAAATGGCAACCACCACATTCCTCGGAAACGCCACCGTCAACCTGACCGTCGGCATGACGACCTACGACCTCAGCGACCAATGCACCGCCTGCACCATCACGGCCGCATACGACGCCCTTGAGGTCACCGCGTTCGGCGACACCGCCCACAAGTTCACCAAAGGCCTCCAAAACGTCGAGGTCACCCTGACTTTGTTCAACAGCTACGGTGCAAACGAGGTCGAGGCGGCCCTTTACGACGCCGTAAACACCGGCACCGCCACCCTCGTCATCTCGCCTTCCGGCACCACCGAATCGGCCACCAATCCGGAATACACGATCACCGGCTGCATGTTGGCCAGCTTCACCCCCGTCAACTCGACCGTGGGCGAGCTGTCAACCCAGGACGTCACCTTCACAGGCGGCACCTGGGCCCGCGACATCACCACCCCGTAACACAACCCGCCTCCAACCGTGCAAGGAGAAACACCATGAAACTGACCCTCAACGTCACCACCACCGACAACAACTACGAAGTGACCACAATCTTCGCCAACATTGTCGAATGGGAACGCAAAATGAAACGCCAAGCATCAGACTTAGCCCGAGGCATCGGCTACGACGACCTGGCATTTCTCGCGTGGGCGGCCTCAAAATCCGCCGGGGTCACAGTCCCGCTCGTGTACGACGACTTCGTAAAAAAAATCGTTGCGCTTGACGTGGTCGACAATGAGCCGCAAAACCCTACCCCGCCGGAAGCTGGAGTCACGGCCTAGCACAACTGCTAGCCGCGACAGGCTTCTGGCCCAACGAAATCCCATTTGAACCACGCGACCTAGCGACGGTAATCAAAATAATCAACGATCAACGGAAGGAGGCCAACAATGCCCGCGCATTTCGCCGGTGAAATCCGAGGCGCAAAAGACGCCATCCGAAGCCTCCGCCAAATAGACCCAGAACTCCGCAAACAATTCACCAAAGACGCCAAACTCGTCGCCGCACCGATCATCACCGACGCCAAAAACTCCTACACAGAGACCCTGCTGTCTGGGATGGCCCGCAACTGGGCGCAAAACGGCACACCGAAATTCCCTTACAACTCCGCCGCCGCTCGTCGAGGGCTTCGGTTCAAAGTGGACACCAGCCGCAAAGCAGGCAGCGCCGTCAAAATTCAACAAAAGGATCCTGCGGCCGCGATCATTGAAGTTGCCGGAAAGAAACGCCCCAATCGTCTTGGCACCGCGCTCAACCGTTTTGGCCAGCCATCGCGTTTCTTGTGGCCCGCGGCCGAACGCAACCAGGACAAAGTACAGCGCGAAATGGAAGCGCTCATTGGTGACGTTATGGACAGAGTCGAAAGAGAGCTCAAATAATGGCCATAACAGTCCCCATCGTCACAGACTTCCAACCCAAAGGCGTACAGGACGCCGAGAAAGCGTTGGAGGGTTTGCGTGACCGCGCTGGCATCGCTTTCAAAGCGATCGCCAAAGGCGCAGCTGTCGCCGCTGGTGCACTCGCCGCAGGCTTAGGCGCGAGCGTCAAAGCGGCCGCCGAGGATGCACAAGAGCAAGCCAAACTGCGCAAATCGCTCAAGAACACGACTGGCGCAACTGACGCCAACGTTGACGCGATCGAAGATCAGATCGCGGCCATGTCGCTCGCTACCGGCATTGCCGACACCGAGCTGCGCAAAGCAATGGAAGTGCTCGCGCGAGCCACCGGCGATTCCGACGAAGCCATGTCACAGCTCGGCCTTGTCATGGACATCGCCGCAGGCACCGGCAACGACCTAGAAACCGTCGCCAAAGGCCTCGGCAAGGCATACAACGGCCAATTCAGCGCCCTCAAAAAGCTTGGCGTCCCGCTCGACGACACCATCACCAAAGAAAAAGACTTTGTGGCGGCCACGCAAGCACTCAACGACGCTTTCGGCGGCACTCAAGCCGCCCTGGCTGACACGGCCGTGGGCCGCGTCGATCGACTCAAGGTCGCATTTAGCGAAGCATCCGAAACCCTTGGCGGAGCACTCCTGCCAATCTTTGAGAAAGTCGTCGGGTTCGCAACCAAGACCCTGATCCCAGCGTTTCAAAAAGTGTCGGACGTGTTTGACAAGGAAGGCCTCGGCGGCGTCCTGCGTCTCATCGGCGAAAACATCAAAGACGCGGCCCCGAAAGTGCTGGACGCCATCGGCGACGTGCTCCGCAAACTCGGCGCATGGATCGTCGACACCGGACTGCCACTACTGCGCGACAAACTCGTGCAGCTCAAAGACGCCGTCAGCAATTGGATCGAAGAATCAGGCCCCGACGCCCTCAAAAACCTCGGCAAATTCCTGGGCGATCTCACCGAATGGATCCTCACCAAAGGCGTCCCAAAGCTCATCGAAGCGACCGCCAAACTGTCCGTCGCCTTGCTCAAATGGCTCGTTGACATCGGCCCAGACCTGCTCAAGGGCCTGGCATTGTTCGCGGCCGAATTTACCAAGGGCATCATTGACACAATGATCGAAGCTTTCAAAGGCCTAGCAAACAAAGGCCTCGAAGTAGGCAAAGCGTTTGCCAACGCCATCATCGGATTCATCAACAAAAACGCCATCGGCAAACTAAACGACCTGCTGGAATTCCGTGTCGGCCCA